TGTTTGGAACGTTCACAGCTTTCTCGCCCAGTTTTGCAATCCAGATTCTAGTGTGAGGACTATCGCCACCAATAACAAAGCAGTATTCAGTGCCAGCCTGAACCCTAACAGGAACAGGAAACTCGATTTCGGTTTTCACAGTACCATCAAGCGAGGTTTTAATGGTCTTGCCGTTTTTCTCAACACGACCGAGAACTGTGGCAGTTGGATAACCATTATCCATTGTGCGGATTTCGAACCACGGAGTATCGCCTTCAGCAACGACCTCAAAGTAAACATCGAGCTTGGTAATGAAGCAGTCTTTATCGAGCTTGAAGCTCTGAGCAACAGGGTCACGACCGCCGCCACGACCACTGCTATTCCATGTGAGACGACGTGTAGTTCTCGAAGTTGAACTCGTATTACTGAATGACCGTGAACTCTGAGTAGTAACATCGCGTTCGTTATAAACGGGAGTGGTCACATTCAGGTTCGTCATCTGTTTCTGCTGGTTAATACCGCCGCTGAAGAACTGAGCTTCTGCATAAGAAGTTTCGTTTGCTTCGTTGCCAGTATTTGCAGGGTCGTTGGTCACTCGAACAGTTTTCGCACCATTGAAGAAACGTCCAGCAGGGATAGCAATAACACCAGACAATACACCTTTCTTATCTGACAGAAGCATACCAGCCTGAAGCATGGTCGATACTTTGTTGGTGCTGCCCTGAGCAGATGTTAGGTTAGTAACATCCTGGCCATCGAAGAACACCCAGAATCTCGTGTTCGGAGAAAGACCAGATGCAATAAACTCAATATTACAAGCTCGCATATAAGGAATGGTCTTCACATCTGTAACACGGTCGAAACCATAGGTCTTCGTCTGCGACTCGATAGAAGCATGACGTTCTGTTCTTCGGTCAACGGCAGTGCCCGACGTTGTGGTTGTCGTTGTGGTCGTAGTGCCAGTTGACGTTTGTGCAGTTGACGTAGTTGTCGAAGTCCGCTGATTTGTCATCTGACGGTTCACAGTACCGAGACCCGTATCAACAGTACCGTTTGTCTGAATCGTACTATTTGCAGACACATGGTTGTTGAATGCTGTCACAATACTATTGGTGCGTTCGGCAAGCTTACGAATTGCATCGACACCAGTATCAATATTCATCTGATAGTCTGGCAGTCGCTCCGTGTCTGACCAAGAGTCAACATTCGGCGTTAAGACGAGATTACCAGCCTTACGATAAATCAGGTAAGGATTGATACTCAGGCTTCGAGAAGCAAACGGTTGTTCATCGACCAACTCATGTTTGAACGGCAGATAAGCAACACGACCAGCAGTGACAAACATATTGGTCGAAGCTTTCGGGTCAAACACGGCTTTCCGATTATTCAGAACACTGAACGGGCGGAACTCGAACTTGTCTGTGTCGTTAATACCACGGAACTCATTGTTGCTGGTATCGCCTGTTGAGTATTTGCTGAAATCATCAACAACGAAGCCATTTTTGTATCGGTCAAGACCATTCTTGTCTTTCACATTAGATGCAGCGGCCTTCGATTCAAGCAATGACAATGTCGTGTAGTATTCAAGGTTTTCGATGCGTTTTTCAAGACGACCGATATCGCGCATTGTGTAGCGTTTGTTCTCGATTTTCGTAACCTTGATATCTTTTGCCGAGTAGGTATAAGCCGGAACAAATACCTTATACAAAGGCATAATATCGTCCTGACGAACAATCGGCACTTTCGGACTATCAGCAGGTGTACCATACACATGGAAGAACTTGCCATCGGAGTCAACACTCAGCAAATCCATACGACCAACATAGTAGGTCATGTCGAAGATTGCAGTTGATTTCGTAGCAGGAACCTCGCCACCTTGACCACCTACCATAACAGTACGGAAGTCAATAATCTGGTCAGCGGTGTACTGATTGCCTGCGCTGTCAACATAGCGTGGCAGATTCTTATAGGTAACACCGCTATCCTCATCACCGAGCACAGCGTCATAGCTGTCGATAGTGAAATAGCCTGCGCTGTTAGGGTCAGAGTGTCCGAAGTAACGGAACTTGATATCAATCATGTCGAAGGCATTACTAATCACTTCGCCTTCTTTTTTCTGAACACTTGATTCTCCATAGGCAAACGGAGTAACTCCAGTATTCAGGTCAAACAGTTTAGTCACATCTTCATGAACAGCAGGAGATGCAGAATTATAAGCACGAACATATTCCAGCTTGTACACATCTGCCTTGCCAAGTTTGATGACGTGCTTGAAGTGGTCGGTATCAATTCGTTTGATGCCCACCTTAACTTCGGTCTGAGATTGCTTGCGTTTCTCAATCAGGTCGATTGTGGTAACGGTATGAATCACAGAAACCAGTTTGCCTGATTCGCTTGCTCCGAGCTTGATGTCCAGAGTATTGCCAGCAGGAACACAGTTGTCAGCAGTTGCATACACAGAAACATAATTGCCAGCACTACCAACAACGATAATCGTATCTTTGATATTGCTGTCGAATGTCGCACCACTCAGCGTGAACTGATAGTTGCCAGAAGCATCAAGCGTGGCAGTCAGTTTCTTACGCATGGCAATCTTGATACTACCACGGTCATGATTGTCGCTGTCTCGCAACGATTTGACGTTGTTCTTCGGCAATGGCCAGAACATCGTTTTCATTGACTGATTAACAAGAGTAAATCCAGTTTCACCAGCAGGAACAGCCAGGAATCGGTTGGTCTCGGAAGAAACACATTTCACTTTCGAAGCGGGCTGGCTCAGTTTGCTATCAATTACTTTGTATCGCCACACTTTCTTGTGGTCTTTGTTTTCGCCAATATAGGTGGCGTCAGCAATTCTCAGCGAACCGATAACCTGACCAGTTGGAGCATTACTATTAGGCTCACCATCATAAAGCTGAACTTCGGCAAGTGTAACAGTAGAACTTGCAGCAGGGTCATTAGGCCATACACTGAGAGTTTCATCGGGAATCAGGTCGATATAGCAGCCTTCGGCAAAGAACACAGAACCGTTATTGATTGATGCTGTTGTTCGTGCCTTCGGAATATTAATGAAGGTTTCAAATGGAGTCTCAACTCGATAACCCTTGACGTAACCAATACCAGGACTGAGCAAGCAGTTAACGAGTTCCTCTTTGCCTTCCGGACCGAAGATGAAACCATTCGGGTCGTCTTTGAACTCTTTCTTGTGTTCTCGATAGACTGGTTTCCATGCGTTCACAGTATAGTTGCCAGATTCTTCGAACGTGCGTTTTGCCATCGTGTCCATGATACCGGAGTATTCATAGTCGGACTTGATAGTCTGAACATAACCGTTTTCGATAGTTGCAAGCTCGATAAACTTGGAACCGTCTGCAATCTTGTCGGTGCGTTTGGTCAACACGAAGTTCACCGATAAACGGTCTGCACCAGGCGCAGTCTCGTTAGGATAACCGAGTGCATTGTCGTAAAGAGTTTCGTCATCCTCGGCAGTGATAATTTTCTCGACAACATCGAAGCCGATTTTACAGGTCACATCTTCGCCGTATCTCGAGTAAAGAATCATGCCACTCGGAACATCGACGAACTGACCGTTCCAGTAGAAAATACCAGCAGCGACGTTGAGGAAAATGCCAGCATAACCAGCCGGAGCAATCTTATCCTGAGGGTCAGGCGCACCAGGGCAGGTCGGACATTTAACATTCACGTCATACAGTTTATTGCCAGCCTCGTCCTGACAAGCAATGGTTTCGCCAGGCACGAAACGAGTCTGCTGAGCATCGTTGCCTGTCTTGGTATAGACAACATACAATGTATTTGGACTATCGGCAGTTGCATTCTCTTTGTGAACCAGTTTTGCTTCGACACCAGAAGATTCACCAACAAGCTTCATGGTGTTAAGAACCTTGGAAACATCTGTTTCCTCGGTATTGGTTCGATGACTTGCAAGACGAACATATTCGTAATTCACAATGGATACGGAACCATTGCTTACACGCGAACCATTCTTGAAAATATGGTCAGCAAATACACCAAGCTGATTTCCAATAATGGTCTGCATTGTATTCAGTTCGCGAGCCTGAACCGGACGACCAGCACCGAACAGAACCTTCAGATAGTTCTTTTTCCGTTCGAAGTCGTCAAAATACGGTGCGACATTAGTATTGATTGCCATGTTTCGTTATTCCAGATTGATTTGGATTGTAATTGATTCTTCTTGACCAACACTTCGTTGCTTGATTTCTGTTAGCTTATGCTTGAACAGTTCAATATACTTCGGAAGCTCCTTCACATTACGTTTCTGCCCTGTTTCGGAACAAACTAACCATACAGTATCATATGATGTTGAACTATCAATGATACCTTCAACGTCATGAATCGAAGTGTTGATTACAAACGAATCTGCACTGCCGTTATTTAAAATCCCCCAGGGTGCATAGGGTAAACGTGTAATCTTAACAACAGCATTATTGGCAGATACGATACGATATTCTGCCCAGGTATAGTTCTCGCCTTCGTTTGTAATATTAAGCTCGGTAATTGAACCATTCGAGTCAGTCTTGATTTTGCCCTTGAACCCCGAACCATTGCCAACTACAATGATTTCCTCGCCTGTTGAGTATCCTTCTCCGGCTTCGAGAATAGACAGCTTAACCTTGCCGTTATCGAGTTCAATCTTCAGCTTGCCATTCTTACCTTGACTTGAACCAATAGTAACGATATCTGTCGAAGTCTGTTCGGTAACCCATGGCTTCTGAAGTTTGCCTTCTGGAGTAACCTCTGCACCAATACCACGAGGAATATCGGACTGAGCGATAGTACCATTCTGACTGACGATTTCGCAAGTCCATTGCACATTGCGTTCTTGATACTTTGCCATATCAATAGGCATCTTTTCGTCTGTGATGAACAGACGTTTTGATTTTACAATCTCGCCACAATAACGCCACACGATACCGTCGGCAGTCTTCACGTTGAATGCAGAGGTATCGCTTGGTTCAACAGTCGAAGTACCACCAACAACGACAACAAACACATTATTGTTATGAAGCACGATGTCTTTCTCTTGAACTTTGAGTCCACTCTTCCATTTGATATAAGAAACAGCGGCAGAGAATGAAGTCGAAGAAAGCTGTTTGAAGTAAACAGGCTTATCGGTTCCAACACCAAGATAAACAGTTTCGGTTGGCGGGTCAATAGCGTCGAGGGCTTCGACAAACAACCAGATAACTTCGCCGTCTGTTGCCTGACCAGTATTGTGCTGTGGAACAATCTGACCAGAAGTACCATTGTTCATTGCAATGTATTTCTTATTGCCAGAGATAACAACATCGCCCTGAGCATAGACAACACCGCGCGACCATGATTGTTTCTCTTTGCGATTAATGCCGCGAATCATGCTTGATAGAATAAATCCAATCATTTGATTTTCCTAATCTTCATTTTAATCTTGTCTTTAATACCGATGTTCAGTTTCGATAACATAACAACACCAGATGGATGCACTTCATCCCATACGATATGTTCGTACTCTGTTCTTGAAACCGATGACTCAACACGATAACTGAATTGCTGATAATAGTAACTATCCTGAAGAACAGCATCGTGGTCAAGCAGATGGTTATCGACACTCCATGCCTTCGGTTGTTCAAATAATGCAACAAGCTTCGTCTTGAACTTGGTCTCTGTATTATTGAAGCATGGTTCAGATGTTTCGACAATTAAAGGCTTGCCGATAGTTTTCGATTTGACTTTCAGGTTTGCATTGCCGCATATCAATCTCGGGATGGTCTTGAATCCTTCGCCCTTCGACAGAACATCGGCTTTTGTAACAACACCAGAAGTCGATGTTGCTTGACCAAAGAAACCACCCGATTCCGATGCTGTTATCTCTAGCTTATCGGGATTACCTGAACCGCCATCGATAATTTCAATCTCGTCAATACTGCCTGCGGCATGTTTCTTCACTCTCGAATACGGGTGAGACGGTTCGGCAAAACACGGAGTTTCGTCTGTTGGAAAAATCGAATAGTTTGGTTTGTTCTTCAGCAATACAGAAACACCATCTCCGCTGAACCGAACACTCTCGCCAGGCACGAAAGTATCGGTTGTCGACACTGTCATCTTGACCAAACCTCTTGTCTTCACAACATTGTCCACAATCAGTTTTGACTTGGATATGATGCCTTCGCCTGTTAGTCCGAACTCCAATGCAGCATTCCGAAGTCTCATTAGCATGACTTCATCAATACTATCTTCAAAGAACATGAATACGAAACCACTATAGTCGGTATGGTCAAGGGTGAGCATATCGTCTCGAGGATAAGACACCTGAGCATCGACACCGAACAGAAGCCTGAACAAGAATACAAGCGATTTCTTAGAACCTCGGCTCAGATAATAATCACGAATAAATGTGACAAACACACGTTTCGGAATCTTCGTATCTAAGCCAAGTTTCCATGCCAGGTCTGCAAGGATTGAATCCCAGCAGCGAGCTTCCTCGTTTGTGGAATCGGTATTATCCAAGAATGTATTGGCATACTCAAACGGATTGCCATCTTCTTCAAGCTGAGCGAAGTATGCAAGCATAAACTCACGGAATCTGCCGTAGTCTTTTACATAGGCAGGAAAGTGAGTATTAATGGCAGGAATAATAGACTTACTCATCTACGACCCTCACTCGTGCAATTCGCACAATATTGTTGAACGAAGATTTCACATCGGGATTTTTCGGAGTACACGAAACAACAGTTGACCCTTTACCAGGATTGTTCTCGGGCAAATTGAACTGAACCAAACCAGTTTCGTAATCCACCTTGCCAATCTCTCGTGTAATTGGGTGTCGAACATTAGTGGTCACACCAGTTATGATACCATTATTGTCTGTGCACTTGAACGTGTAATTCTGTCCAACAAGTTCAAACTCAACACTTCGCGGAATAATCGGATTGCCGAAGAATACTGCAATAGTGCCAGTGTCGTCTGTTCTGAACCCGACTTGTTTCCTTAGGCTTTTTCGTGTGAACGAGGAATTGATGGCCTTTGAGGATTTTCTAATCTTGTCGTTCAGTTCAACATCGGAAAGACTATTGCCAAACACATTAAGCTGCGTCGAATTGTATTCAATTGCGGCAGCAACGGCAGCATCGTTCACAGCCTTCACAGTTGTTGAAGTCTTGTTGATGTCTGTATCCAGAACTATATCAACATCGCATTCGATGAACTCGGGGTCGATGAACAATGGCTCTGCGCCAAGACGTTTCGAGTCTTCAAGCAATCGGTCTTCAATAATCTTCTTCGCAGATTTTGATAATCGGTCTGCATAGTATGGCTTGATAGAAATATAAACCTTGCCATATGATTTTCTGAAATGCTCTTCGCCCCGCCAAACATTAATCGCCTGAATGTTTCTGAAGTATGACAGAACAGCACTTCGATAATCGTCTGGAGTCAGTAATCTGTTTTGACTTCTGAAATGAGTCATAGCATTGAACCTGGTCGATTCAATGCTTTCTCCATCAGAACCAGAATTGGACGGTTCGTTTGCAGTGATTTCGAAGCCAGGGAAGCTGAATGCTTCGGCACCGTTACCAAGCTCACCAGAACTAGAAACATACTCGCAGCGAATGATTTTGCCATCTTCTGGTTGTCTACCAAATACATTGGCACCGAAGAATACTTCGAGATAGCCGTCGCGTGTAACAGATGTATAGTACACGGGGCTATCGGTCTTCACATCGAATACACTAACAGCCTTATCGTATCGAACACCACTGTCTGCATCAGATGACTTAACGAACACACGAAGACTATCGACATCGGCCGATTTGTCTTTAATCACAAAACGCTGATATCGAACAGAACTGTTTACACGGAATTCCCATGAACTGAGTCTGCCCTCAGTTAATACTGCACGACCAGACTTGAACTTCCATTTATTGTCGATTGTCTTCTCGTAATCGTACAAGAAGATGTCATCCATGTTGACAAACTTGCGAGAGTCCGAGCTTCTTGATACTGTACCAGTAATCTCTTTGCCGCGATGCAATACGACATACCCTTTGTCAGGGAATGTGTCTTCAATCCTTGAAACTGTAACTTCAACAGTTGCAGATTTCTTCAGTCTCGGAGTATAGCCTAAGCCCCTTGCCTTAGAATAAACAGACTGAGCGGTCTGAGCAGTATCAATGCTTGACTCGTTATTGAGCATGAACATATACGAGCCAAGGTAATGACTGTTATATGCCAAGAGATTCAGAATAGCATTAATACCAGAAGCTTCGAAGTTGATATCGCGGAACCGATTATCGGAACGAAGATACTCTTTCAGCTTTTGCTTGTAGTGATTGAAATCAATTTGAGAAACGTTCATCTTAGTCTTTCCATATAAAATTCGATTGATTGTTGTTCGATGAGACTAACAACATGGAAGTCAACCTTAATATGATATCCGTTTTCTTGAGCAGAAAGAGTAATATCAATGTTGTCAATCCTGGCTCGAGGTTCCATTGTTTCTATCGCCCATCTTATCCTCTGTTCTAGTGCCACAATAGTTGCATCGGATGGATTCTCGAATAGAAGTTCTCGTATATGACCATGCTTTTCCGACTCAAACGGAATGTCATACGGTAGCATAGCAGCAATATGAACAAGCGCCCGCTTAACAGCGTTATCGTCAATCAAAAACGTTATATCGCCTGTCAGTGGATGCGGCTTGAAGTTTAGATTAATATCATTATAAAACATCATGAATTCCTGTTATCGAAGAACACGGTTTTTGCGCCTGTTATAATCTTGCCATCGCAACCGCATTCTTCGCCTGTTTCAACAAGGTATCCCTTCTCAAGCTTATCGAGCAATCGAGCAGGAATCCTGTCGTTTATGAATACAGTACATTTCCTATAGTATTCTTTCACAATACCAATATGAGCAGATTCAATCATCCCGCACATATGAGCCTGAGCAACATCGCCTTGTCTGATAACTGGTCTGCTGTTTACATACACATCAGGTGAGCCTTCCGATAATTTCTGCGGAGGGAAACACCCATGGCCTGTTGTCATGTCATTAACTCTTATAGCATTAGCTGCCATCGTCAATCGCATCCTGGAGTTTGTTTGCAATATTTAAATTTCGACAGCTTTTCTGCTATTGAATTAATACAATTCCTTTTTAATTCAACAATTTCTGTTTTGTGTTTTATGATTGGCTCGTCTTCTTTCTGGCACGGACACAATTCCTTATTGATTTCAGTTGGTTGCCGTATATCATCAGGCTCTTTGCAATTACAAAGGTCGTTTACCATGTTAGAACTCCTCGCATATGAGCGCCATGATACGAAACAATGTCTGTCGGGTTAATCTGCCCTGTGATTGTTTTCTCTGCTCGCATAATAGCATCGACAGAATTGACCGATGTGTTTTCGTTCAACCAATACTTGTACAAGGTAACACTATCATCGGCAATCTTGATTTCGTACACAGTTGACGGAAACCTGTTCTCTTTGCCCAGATTGTCGATAATCTCGTGCATCAGTGCCGAATTATGCAATGCCATCACAAGAGGTTCGAAGTTGTTATGATTCTTCAGATAATAGCGAATCAGTTCATCCGGAGTTCTGATTCTAAGGTCTATTGGAATTGGATAGGTTTCGGTCTTGACCGGAGTTGTCGGGTCTGCACACGGAACACATTCAACCTGCTCGAACCTTTCAACAGTCTGAATATCAATCTTCGGCATTGTGATGTCTGGTTCGCTCGGACAAGGTGGACACAATTCTGGAATACTAGGAATCTCGGCTTTCGATTCTCTTGCATAATAGACAGTATCATCTTCTTCCGAAAACATCGCAGCATCGAGATTCCAGTTATTATAGACACGAATACAAACCCACTGGTCTGCAAACACATCTGGCTGCGACTTGATTCTAACTCTAACCTTGAATCGCCATCTTCTACCCCAGGATTGAGATGTGCCGTCGTGATTGTCGTAATACCAGTTGAAGCTTGGATTGTATCTGCCTTCTCCGTCATTGATACAGTCGAGGTTTTCGACAATACCACGAATGAGACCAGTCCTGAACAATTTCAGACCAGGCGGCACCTCACCGTCGATAATCTCGTATTCGAGTTCTTCATGGCACTCAACAGGTCTTTTCTTTGTCGTCAATGAAACTCGGAACTTCGAACCGTGAACCAAATCGAACTGAAACTGAGCCTTATAATGAAAGTCTGTCGGAATAGATTTGACCTGTAACTCTGCATTAGTTTCAAACTCAATGAACCAATCGCCCTTCGCCAGGTCAATATTGAACTTATAGTTCCACTGATATCCATTATACTTCTGAAACTGTTTTACCTTGTTATTATCGAATCTATAGAACGTTATCGAATACTTGGGTGTCGTTTGTGCATTTATCACAGAAATCCTGAACTCGATACTATCGTTCTTAATAAGCGTAAACCGATATACTTTCGAGAGTGTGGAGAACGTCTGACCAGGTGTGAATGTATCAAACGTTCCGCCATTATCGATTCGCTGTTGAATACTCTTTGCACTCATAATTAGAAACACCTTGCTTTCAGCGAATGCCTGAACTCTTCCATTTCGATTGCTACCTTATGCTCGCCGTTTGCATCAACCCACTCGTTATCAACACAGCCTGTTTCTGTCCACTCTACATCGTAAACGAGTTTCATGCTGAAATCCAGGCGCGAGCCATCATACATCATAATCGGCGGGTCGTACAATGTAGCACCGAGAGAAGCACCGTAATCAAACTCAGGATTGAGACGAACCGTGGTTGCAAGACTAGGCTGAAGAACCTGTCCATGATACATTGGGAAAGCAAAGTCGTCTATGGTGAGAACCCATTCAATTCTTTCTCCAACATGGAACTCGGGATTGAGCCATCTGTATGCAGACAGATTAAGCAGACCGTAAGCACCGCCGCGAAGCGAAATATACTGTTCGGGTTTCGGGTCTTCGGTCTCAACCTCGATAATCATGTCATCTGGGTTGGGCTCGGGATTAGTATGGTCTGTATCAATCCTTGGTTGTGTCGTAAGCCAGAATGGTTCTACTCTGCTACCATGCCATAGTATAGCAGGCTCAACAGGAGTGACATTATCCATCTGCAAACCAACCTGGAACCCGTTGTACATATTGACTTCGATGTTTCTGTCAATGCTGAGGTCAACCACAGTTCTGGTTTTAAGTTCTGCACTCCATGTTTCAAGCAAGCTCGGATAACGTTCAAGCTGCATGATAAAGTTCCAGTGCCTGATTGGATAATCGCAAGCATGGCATGTGTTGAAATGCAATGTGGTTGGCGTAATCGTCGGGTCAAACCATTGGTCATGTACAAACGGATATGGATATAATGCAGCGGAATACAAATGTGTCAATTCTGCTTCAAACTTCGCACCATGAACAGCATTGAGTTCAAACAGTGGTGGTCCGCGTGTTTCGAGATTGAACTCTGTTTGCTGACCGTGTTCAATTTTCTTGACAGCAAGAGAAGATGAAACAGAAAGTTCAACCTTGGTGTGATGACCAGTTCTCACACGCCATAGGTCATCGTCATTAACGACAATCTCAAAATTAACGATAGCACCATGCAATGCTTTTGGTGGAAGCTGATACGAAGCAGACACATCGCCTACCAGTTTCGCATCGTGCCAGATGTTCATCGCAGGCAACGGCAACGGCTTCAGTGCCACAAGAGTGTCGGCTTCTAATATTGCACCGTGTTTCACGAATGGTCTGATTGCTGGTGCTGCATTATTCAGAGTTGCAGAACCAATCTCGCCGTGATATGCATCAATGCCTTCTAGATAATTGCCGCCTGTTAGTGTGAGGTCGAAATCTAGTCTTGAACCATTTCTATTACTGTTGAATGCAAGAACAAACGGAGTAACCAGTTTGCCTGCACTCAGTGTTGAACCCGTCTTAATCTCGTCAACGGCGAATCTGGGCTCGGTATTGAGAACAGCATAGCTTATTGATCCGTGCTCGAGATTCTTAAGACTCAGTTCGATTGTGGGATAGTAGCGAACCTCTGGATTGAGAAGCTCGCCCTTCCACATCGTTGTTCCGAAGTAATGACTAGGCTGAATCTTCGGATACAAATCCTCGCCGTGATACAGCGAAAACTCAAACAGCTTGGATTCTTTTGCAAACTCGAACTTGACTTCTTGACCATGATACAACAGAAGCTCTACACCAACACGAAGGTCAAATTCAACCGATGCCCCGTGCGGAATCTCAACCAAGCCGAGCGTATTCGAACATCCCATATAAGGGAAGTCGAAGTCATTATGCCAGCTTTGTGAGTAAGGGCATTCAAAGTTGAAATTGTTAGTATAGCTCATAGTCTATATGGCTCGTCGTTATTCTCGCTTGGCAGAATGGGTCCGTAGCTCTTCACCTTAATAGTTGCATCCTGATGGTCGAGTGCAACGATATCGATTGCTTCGTTTGTTAGCAGATGACATACCCAAACACCCGTTTCAGGATTACTCTTTTCCGAGGTTATAAGTTCACCTGTGGTATGACTATAGACTCGTATATCGAGCACGGCAGGATTACCATTAACTGTCGCAGTACCTCTAATCGTATAGATGCTTTCGAAGGCATTGAACGCTTTGATTTTGATTTCGGGCAATGCTCTCTGATACACGACAAAGTTGGCAAGGAAACCACTAATTGGTTTAATGTCAAGATGACTACCAAAGAAGTATTCACCAATCTTGACAGTACCTCGAACTTCTTGCGGATATTCAACACGGTGTTCGAATACTGTTCTTTCTCCATCAAACCACACATCGAAGAACACTCCTCGTCTGCGAATAACAATAGAATGCCAACCCGAGGTTAAATTGGACGATACTGTAACGGGTGGCAGGTCTTGACTGAATACCATTTCAAGCCAGCCCTGACTGTATCTTCTATTAGACGAATGTGTCCATAATGTAAATCCATAATATGGCGGCTCTTCGCTTGCATGACTGAACAGAACACCACGCTCGGAATGCTCCACCTTGAATGCAAATGACATCGTAAAGTCTTGACCTAGATTGACGAAATTGGCTCGAGAACCAATATCCCATGGATTTCTCAAGACCACATCAGTGAATGACATGGCCTTCGTTGTTGCCCATGGTCCAGGCTTCCTCGGAATAACCTTATCGCGTTCTCCCATTACAATGAGGTCTTGATATGTGCCGACACGCTTCTCTATCTTCTTGTCTGTTCGTAGCGACATATCTTCAAACGTGAAGAAAGCAGACGGGCTATCTGCTTCAATCATGTCAACATAGCCCCAGATTCTTCGATAGAGACGAGCAAGCTCAACATCGGTCAAGGCTTTGTTATACACAGTGAACTGGTCAATATCTGTTGGTGCAGTAATCCTATCAGAAACACGGAATTCAGCTTCTGCGGTTGGAACATGACGACCGCCTATTGTTAGTTCCTTGCTACCACGGTCAATGCTGAATATATGCTCGTCAATATCGTAGGTTTTGTCGAAGATGATTTCAAGATTGGCAAACACCTGAAGTCTGCCAGCCTTGAACCGAACAGTAATCATTGTTGCCTTCTCGCCAATCTTCGAGTTCACTGTTGGCTTGTTGAAGAACAAATAGTCATTATTGATGGGTGGGAATTTAATCCAGCCACGTTCGCCCCTGTTCCAGCCGTGCTCAACACCAAACTCAACAATGCCTGCATGTGTGAATATTACATCACGATAATGATAGTGACCGTATTTCTCGTCATTGTTGTCGTATTCGTATTTTGAAGATTCCCTACGCATCAGGAAAACATAAGTAAACTCGTTGCGGCTGAAATCCCATTCGAGACAGTTCGGCGCCAGGATATATGCCTTCGGCCATCTTGATTGACCATGCTGTTCTGCATACTGTTGTGGTCCTTGCGGACAGAATCTCATTGCTCTCTGCTCGTATTTGTCGAGCGGTGCAAGACCCGATGTCATGTAATAGCAAGGCATCAGGGTGTCGCGAGTTTCGAGACGAAGCCCACCATTGCTATTACCAGTATCGTCGATAATATCTTCGCGCTCAAGAAAGCGTCTGTCGTTCTTCAGCTGTTCTCCGTCAAATGAATATAATGCAACAGGCTCGAGGTCGCGAAGGACTCTTTTGTATCCAGCCATTGTGATTTCCTATAGATATTCGTCAAGGTTATTTAAAAATTTAATTGACATACGACGAAATAACTAATATAATACGAAACATGAACAAAAGCTTTATGAAAGGCATTGAAAATGGAATTGATTTGGAATGACGAATACGGTTGGTTCGTAGCACGCAATGACGACGTCGAAGCACCATTGAGTTCTGTAATTAAAGACGGCAGCGAGATTGTTATTTCCGGCGAGTCAGAAAGCGGAACATTTTCAATCAAAGCCGAAGTTGACGGCAATGACATTGTGCCGAGCTTTATCCTTCATGTTTCTGATAGCGATTTTGTTGACATTGCATATCAGCCAGAAGAAGCATATGAAGACGGCTGGTACTTGGAGATTGTATTATGAATAAAGCTTTCCTGTTTTATCTTGCCGACGTTGTGACCAATCTGAAGTTCTCTCTCGAAGCATTGAGAATCATGTCGCTTTCGGGATTTATCATTGCAATGTTTGCCACCTTCATGACCTATCGAGATGAAGAGGTTGCTCGCTTTGCAACAGTGGCACGCCGAATTACCAAGATTCTTCTGATTACTCTGATTGTGTCCAATGTGTTCTATATCCTGACACCCGAGCGTAAGACAATTCTGTATATAATCAGTCAGATGCCGTAACAGCTTTATAGACCATTGCCCATTATTTCATCCTGTCCTCCTATCTTTAGTACCCGTTGCGCGATGGTCTTTCTTTATTCCTCGAAATGCAAATATGTTTGAAAAACTGAAACGCGAGCAGGTGTACTGGGCTCAACAAGAATTGACTCATTGCCCTGTTTATAGTCGAGAAGAACTAATATCTCGCATCGAATATCTCGAGAAAGAAACTGACCATAATAAAGTATATCCGTTGATTAAACTTGCTGGTCGTATTCTAGCCAGGTTCAATAAATTCCACGAGATGGCGAGCAAGTATGGTTCAATTGAAAAAGAGATTCAAGCACTAGAAGACGAAGACTGGTTGCTTCAGAAGTATCAAGAAGTTAAGCAGCAAATCCTGAAACACTACAGAAACAACAAATATTGAAAGAAGATTATGATTGGCAAAATTCTATTTGACGAAGAAGACCGCGAAACCATGCTATCGGTTTTCACAGATAACGGCAACAATCTTTATATTCAGCTGAAATCAGATAGCGGGTGTGAAGTATTCTTCCCAACACTGAAACAGTTGC